GTTAGGTGATGTTTCTGCAGGTAATGCTGATAAATTTAATCGTTTAGCCTTAGCATTTGGTCAAGTAAATGCTTCAGGTCGTTTAATGGGTCAAGAGGCTCGGCAAATGATTAACGCAGGCTTTAACCCATTGCAAGCTATTTCAGATAAGACTGGTCTTTCGATGGCAGTTCTTACTCAAAGAATGCACGATGGGCAAATATCTGTTAAAGAGGTAGGTGATGCTTTTATTGCAGCAACAAGTGAGGGAGGTAGATTATTTGGAATGGCAGATAAGCAATCTCAAACACTACAAGGTGCTTATAATAAGTTTGCAGAAAGTATTTCATTTGCAATGGGTGATGTTGGAGATTCTATTGCTAAAGCATTTAATTTAAATGAGGTTGCTAATAGTGCAATTGGTTTTTTTGCTGAAATAAAAGGTGCTTTAAATTCCAATAAAGATGTAGCTGAAACTTTAAGATTAACTGTTGAGGCACTTAAATTTACTTTTGGATTACTTAAAAATGTCATAATATTTCTTGTTAACTCTTTTCAAGATTTATCTAAGGCTTTTATATTTATTATTAATGATGGTAAACCCGTTATTGATTTCTTTTCTAATTTAATTAGTGGTGCTTATGAATATTTAAAAAGTATCAAATATGTAGGTGCGGCATTAGAGTTTTTGATTGGTAAGTTTACTAAGATTGACAATGCTCAAGTTAAATTAGAAGCCCCTAAAATTGAAGAAAAACCATTAACTGGATTAAACGCAACTCCTAGTAAAAAAGAAGGAGGCACAAAGAAAGCAGAAAAGATTGAGGTTATAGCAGGATTAGATTTCCAAACTAAAGCCTATGGTGAGCATTTAAAGAAACTCATGCAAATGAGTGCTAATGCGGTAACTGAAATAAATAATATTGGATTAGATGGCAATAAAAAGAAGTTAGCAGATTTACAAGATTCATTCCAAAAGCAACAACGTGAGTTTATGCGTTATGGTATTGATACTACTAACATTACAAGGTCATACTTATTAAAAGTTGCACAATTATCTGCAGAAGTAGAAGCAGAAAAGCAAAATATGCTACTTGGTTTAATAAAGCCAATGCCTACTAATGCAAATAATTTAAAAAATGTACTTATATCTGATGAAAGGCTTGGTCAATTAAGCGCAGGTTTAGCAACAGAATTAAAACTTATACAAGATGCAGCATTAGCACAACAAAATGCTTGGCTAACAATGTATAATACTGTAAATGCAGCATCTGCATCATTCACCGAAACATTATCAGGAGCATTTGCTGATATGTTTATTTCTATTGGAGAAGGAGGAAGTGCAGGCGATGCAATTAAAAAGTTTGGTGCAGGTATTTTAGGTGCACTAGGAGATATGTTTATTAAGATTGGTGTAGGTGTTGTTGCTGCATCTAAGGCAATGATTGCCGTTCAAGCATTTATAACAAGTATGTTTACCCCATTTGGTGTTGCAGCAGGATTAGCAGGAGGTTTAGCAATGATTGCAGTAGGAGGTTTATTGAAAGGTACTGCTAGTGCAATGGGTAAAGCTAAAACTGCAGGTGCTCCAACAACTGGGGGTGCAACAATGAGTCAAAAAGCATCAGGTAGTAATTATAGTTACGGTGGTGGTTCTTTCCCTACACAAACTATGAGATTGTTAGTTGACTTAACAGGATCAATTACTGCCACACAAACTGGATATAGCATAAACAAATCATTCGAAACAACACTTAGAGTTACAGGTAGATAATGGTAGGATACGGAACTATTTATAGATTTGAGTTTGATGCAACTTGTAAACCATTTGCAACTTTACTCACAACTAAATGCAAAGTATTAATCCTCAAGAAGGGATATAATGCTACTATTTATGACATTCCCTATGGACAAGTAACTCCTGTTGAGATTGATTACCCTACTGTTGATGATGATATATTTTACCCAATTAAAGGTTCATCACTAAGCTTTAAAGTTCTTGGTGGAATCATTAACATGGATTCGCTTATTAGTGAAGATGAGAAAGACTTCTACTTAGAATACTACAGAGATAATGCTTTATTTTGGAGTGGATTTGTTTCTCCTGAATTATGCGAAGAAGATATATTCTTGCGTTATCCTGCTATTGAGTTTAAGACTATTGATGGTTTAGGTACTTTAAAGACAATGCAATTAAACGACACATCAGGTCGTAAATTGTTTGGTAGAAGAACTTTATTGGAAATAGTATTATCTGCTTTTAGAGGAGTTGGATTTGGCTATAAAACAAATATTCTTGCTAATGTATGGGCAAATGGTTTTGATAAGTTAGTTAATCCGCTTGTCCAAGCTATTACTTACATTAATATTTATAGAGATAAGAATGGCATTCAGTTGTCAACAATAGATATTATAAAGTCGATCTGTTATTTATTTAATGCAGTTCTTTATCAAAATAGAGGTCAATGGTGGTTTGTTAAGATTAAGGATTTGGCTTTTGCTCTTAACGCAACTCAAGTTTATAATGACAATGGTATTGTATCATCTCCTGCTACAGGTTTAGTTAAAACTCTAGTGCATGGAACTGACTTCTTAATTGTAGCAGAGCCTAAAAGAAAGATTAGAAGATTCTACAAAGAGGTTGCATTAGACTACCAATTTTACAAGTCTTACAAGAATTTAGATATAAACTTCTCATGCTATAATCTTTTTAATACAACTCCTAGATTATTAGAGGCTGACTTTACAGATAACTTAATTGCATTTAATGTTGTAAGAACTGGCAATGAGGCTACTTATGAATTTTATACCAAAGTGGGTGGTGTTAAGACTGAATCTTATTACGATCCAAGATTAGACAATTATGGCATTATTGTTTATAGTGATGCAGGTGCTAATACTGACTATGTAGAATATTCTTATGGTGCATTAATACCAACTGACAAGTTTTCATTTAGTTCTAGTAGTATTACGGGTAATCAAAAAGTAGAGATACTTATAGAAACAAATACTGTTAGTCATTACTACGATATATTTGCAGAAACTTGGAATACAACTCGTACTTACAATACAGGCGGTTTTTATCCAACATTGTTTGTTACTGATTTAAATCCTCCTGCTACAGGTATATTAAAGATTAGATTACACTCTGCATTAGAACTTGAGGATTACGGTGAGTTCTTTGCTTTTTATGATTATGTAACTTCTTACAATGATTTGATTGTTAACATTATTGAAACAACTAAATCTAATCAAGTAACAACAATTACTAATATTAAGAACACTTCTATTGTTCCCGAAATGGTTACAGTATATAATGGTGATTCTAAGCAAATACCTCCATTACAAGGAAGCAATATTGAGGATATATCTAATCTACTTACTAGCATTAATACTAAGACTAAAGAGTGGTATGAGAGGTCTGAAGAAGATGTTTATGAGTTACAAGAGTTGTCTGCTCGTAACATTCTTAATCAATATTCTGACTACAGAAACATCTTTACAGGCACATTAATTGGTAAAGGATTAGAGTTTGGAAGTATTTATACTTTCCCTATTCAAGGTGCTTTGGCAGATAAAAAGTTCTTCCCATTATCAATGAAGATGAATGAGAGGGATAATACTGCTGAAGTAGTGTTAATGGAACTTACATCCAACGAGATAACTGGAACAGAAAACCAAGTTATCTATGATACTGAAGGAAATATCATTTATCAAACTACGGTTTCTTCTAAAAAAAAAAATCGTAACGGTGTAGGAACTGACTTAGGAGAAGCAGGAGATTTCGGAACATTATTTGACAGATTTGTTGCCTTCTTTATGGATGATTTTAAACCTTAACAGATATGCCAAGAACTATAGGATACTTTAAATACATAACCCGATCTGCCATTGAAATATATGGAAGTGGGTCTTTTTCAGGAACATCAGATACAGGTTATGTATATGGTTGGGGTGAAACACTTACAGAGTTTGAATTAAGAGGCCATTTAAAGACCTTTGCAGGCTCTACAGTAAACGCAAGAGCAGGAATGATGCTACGCATCCAAGCTAACGCAAACGTGGCTTATATCGGCATTATGGTGCATGGTGATAACACGATTAAAGTCTATGAACGTGATACTACTAATAGTATTACAGATACGGTAGCAACTGCTACAATTGGAGTTAAGCAAGGGGTGTGGTTACAGATTACTAGAGTAGGAACTACACTAACTTTTAAATACTCTTTAAATGCTGAAGGTACTGCACCGGGAAGTATTGTTTGGACAACTCTACATACTGCTACAGGTATCGTAGATGCTTGGCCTACATTAGAGAAACATTTGTGTTGTAGTAGTGGAACAGATAACGTAAATTTGGCTTACTTTACAAAGGTTTATACGCAAGATTGTTGG